GCAGGAAACCGATCTTTAGCACCAGGTAGATCAGCGTCGCCCACAGCACCAGGTCATTGATCGGCATCCCCGCCACGGTGGCGCCGGCAACGGCAACTGGAGGCGACGCCTTAGCGGCTTCGGCGGCGATGTCGGCTTTCTGTTGCATCGTCAGGCTCATAGCTGATGTTCGGCCGCGCGGGCTTCAATTTCCATTGGATGGTTGCGGTATCCGTAGCGAACCAAGCCCCACAGGTACGTGACATAGTATCGCAGAAGGCCCATGCGCTTGTACTGCTGCCAGTGGGCGATTTCGTGCCTAGTCAGACGCTGGTTCGCCAGATGTTCCGGCAGGATGTAAATACCCCACGGCGCCAGCGCCACGCCTGCGAAGCCGAAGCGGCGCAGGAACCAGGCGATGATGTGGCGGGCTGGGCGGGGGATCATGGGGCAAGGTTGTTGCGGTTTTAATTATTCGCGCTTAAGAATTTTGACTTTAGACTCTTCGCCGGGAAAGACCACGATGTTGCGGGTGCCTTCGCCGGCAGCGCGCGAGCCATAATCTAGGTAGCGCAATCCAGGAATTCCCATTTTGCGCAAATCTTCGGCCATAAATTTGTCAATAGCCATATGTTTAGTAAGCGGCTGACCGGGCTTGTATGCGTTAAAAGATTTGAAATAATCGACAACTTTTTGCCCGGCTTTTTCAATTGGTGCGTCCATGTCAATCATCTTTTCAACCATGCTGTCCGGAATGTCCACCGTATACAACAAACCTTTCGGTTGCGGCAACGACTTGCGAACCTGTTCGGCCTCGGCGCCAGTTCTAAATGGCCCAGCAACGTTTTTCCCGGTATCTCCCAAGCCTTCCTTAACGTAATACCCGTCATTTCCCCTAAACACGGCCAAAACTTTGTTCTGGCTAAGCATTGTCTGATATTCTTTGGCCACCTCGGGCGATTCGGCAAAATACATTCCATACCCAAACGCCTGCGTGCCCTCACCGCTTCCAATCTTCGCGGCGCGAAACTCCCCCAGCGGATTCGCAGCCGTCGGATCAAACGTGTGCGGCGTCCCGTGAAACGCCGTCAGCGGCGACACATCACTCGGCGGAATCGACCGCTGATACCGCGCAAAATCCTCGGCCTGCGCGCGCGCCGCGCCGGACGGCATCCCGGCAATCACGCGCCCAATATCGCCGGCAATCAACGGCAGCGCCTGCGCCCCTTCGGCCGCCACGCGCACCGCCCCAGCAGGCATTCCGACCCCGGGCGTGTACCCCAGCGCCTCGCCCTGCCGGTACGCCTCGCGGCCCGTCGGGTCGGCGTCGGACATCAGCGGCAGCCCGAAATACCCCCGCACGCCGCCACGCACTGCCTGCTGAAACGGCTGGCCTATGTGCTGTTGATATGTCTGGTACGCACGCGCAAACGGATCTACAACCGCTTGCAGAAGCGAATTTACCGGCGCAGGCGCCAGTGCATTTGCTGGCCGCAAAGTGGCTGGGCCACCCGCCGTTTTGTCAAGTTTTGTGGCCATACAATATGATGCCGCGTGCTGGCTCGTGGATCATGGGCGGAGGTTGTTGCGGTTGCGATAGGGTTCAATCAACACATTCTGCCCGGAAAGCATTCCGCGAGCAGACATGATCGGAATGTTTGCCGCAGCAGATTCCAGCACATTTGGCTCCCTGCCGAGGCGCATTTGCTGCGACAGGCGGTCAATGTCTTTTTGTTTCATGCGCGTAGCAAGTTCACGCGATGTCAGGCCCGCGGTGGCGACTGCGGCTCCATACGGAGCGACGGCGGTGAAGATTGCTGCGGCGGGCGTCATGGGAGTGAACTTGCCGGCGACATTGAGCATGTCTTGCATCTTGCCGCCTTTTGCTGCGGCCTCAATTGCTTTGCGCTCATCAGCCGTAAACACTCTCATGCGCTTGTCATTTCGCGCCAAAGCTGAGAGTTGCCGAGCCATAGACGCAACTTTGCTGGTCGTGTCAAGTTCGGCCTTTTCTATCATGTCGGTGAAAATCTCGCTCTTCTTCATCTTGGCGTAGTCGGCTCGCGCCTCTCCCCACGCCTTTATGGCGGCCTTGTCGCCGCCAACAATCGCGCTTGGCGGCGCATTTAGGACGTAATCATCAAACGCATCAAGAAGTTCGTGAGAAATCAACCTCTCTTGCGCGTCGGCGCTTTTGCCTGCGCCGGCAATCATCTTTCGCAGAGCCTGCAATTCAGCAACGTCCTTTGGGCCGCCGCTAGCCATTTCTCCAATGACGGCAGAGATTTTTGGGTATGCTGCAGGAACGTAACCCGACGAGGTACGAAGTTGAGCCGGCAACGAGTTGGCAAACTGCTGGAACTGAGGGTTGGAAAGCTGCAAGCCCGACTGCTGAAGAATGTCGTAGTTAGCCTTAGATTGGCCCTTCAGCTCGGCCTCCGTGGGCACCGCTTCGCGTTTGGTGGGCCGCAAGCCCGGCAGTGCTGCAGTTGCAACGCCAGCAGCCAAGCCGGTCAATGGGCTTCCAGTGGCCTCGGCGGTGCCTTGTGCCGCAGCGCCGGAAGCGGGGGCGGCCAGAATTTGCGTCAACGGTACGCGGCTCACTTCGCGGCCTATGGCGCCGGCACCCCCAGCCATTTGCGCCATGCGTTGCCCTGCAGCGACCTGCGGCGCCGTGCCGCCAAAAGCAGAGCCAGCGGCCTCGACCATGCGCTCACCCGGAGTTTCGGCGCGCGGGCCGGGAAGGCGTTCCGAAATGGCTTGCGACAACGGCTTTACATCCCTGCCGGTGATGCCTCGGTATGCGCTTGCCAGCGCATCTGCGGCGGGAACGTATAGCGAGCCGGCCAACGCACCAACTGCGGCGCCAGGCGGGCCTCCAATGGCAGCGCCTAATAACCCCCCAGCAGTCGCGCCCAGCGCCCCGGGCGCGGCGCCGCGAGCAGCAATACCAGTCTGGCGAACAGCGCGCTCCATTACGGTCGGCGGCGGCGCCAGATGTTGCATCACATCTTCTGGCGAGTATCCAGCCTCCAGCGCCTTGTTGACGTTGGGGTCGCGCTGCTTGAGAAACCCGGCAATGTCTGAGTCAGAATAGCCCGCCCGCCGGGCCGAGTTAATTTGCTCGCGCAAGTCGGCCACGGCTATCTCCCGGGGGCCGCGGGGCGCGGACCCAATATTTGCTCCAGCGAGGGGCGGCCCGCCGGGGATTCCGCAGAACCGCCGGCAAATTGCTTCATTGATGGGTGGTCAAAAATGGACTTGCTCCCTTCTCCTGCAAGCCATTCTTCTTCTGCGCCGTCGTAAGTGCCGTTTTTGCGATAGTACGCAGAATACGCCTTTTGTTGCGCTGATGCCATTTCCGCCTGAGCCTTGGCAACGGCAAGAATAAACTTGTTCGCCGCAGTGGTGTTTCCAAGCCTGACAAACGATTCGTCGATGCGTTTTGCGTCGTTTTCCGTTTGCGGGCCCTTTTGCTCAAGCTGACGATCAAGCAAAACTTTTCTTGCCTCGGACAAAAATGTCTGCGAATTGGTGGCGTACTTTTCCGCGGCGGGCACGCCGAGTGCTGCAAGCACGGATGCCGCAACCCCAATTGTTTCCGTCCCAAATCCGGTTGTAAAGCCTTTTTCCAAAACGCGCTGCGCCCCTTCAATTGACATCAAAGAACGCCTAGCGTTTCTTGCTGTTTGGGAAACCTGATCGTAGTCTTTGACCAATTGTTGAGCGCGAGCGACCTTTTCTGCTCTTTCGGCAGAAACATTTACGTTTTGAGTAGAAGCCCCCGCCTTCTTTAGCGCAGTCTCATACTCCATCATCGTGCCGCGGAATCCTTGCCGCACGGCGGTGAGATATGCCTTCTGCTCTGAAGTAACGCCGGGCATGGCTGCCAGACTGGCCGCAGCGGCCTCGCGGATGTTCTTTTGCGGGTGCTGCAGCAGTTGTGCCAAGCGCGCACGTTGCGGTGCGTTTGGATCAACTGCGGCTTCGGCAGTTTGCAAGAAATTGCCTTCGGCAGGAGGCTGCGCAGCAAGCTGGTTCGCCACAGGCGCCCGCGCCGCCATGGCATTCCCCGGGCCCGCAACAGGCGCAGCGGGCGTGGTTGGCACGATTGACTGCAGCGGCGTCACCGGGCTCATTGCGGGCGGCATCGGCTTGCCGGCTTGGATGTCGGCCCACGCCTGATTCCTGCCCTCTTGCGTCGTCGGAAACGCCAAGCCGCGTTCGTTGACTCCGCTAGTCAACTGCGGCGCACCCACGCCAGCAGGCGCGGGAGTGGCCACAGCGCCAGCGGGGGCCGGCATCGCGGCGGCGCCGGCAGGAGCACCACCGCCGCCAAACGCGCGGCGGTATTCTGCGGCCTCGCGCAAACTCTCTCGCAAGGTGATGCCTTTGTTGACAAGGTCCGGCACGCCAGAGCCGATCAAAACATCCGACATGGACAGCATGGCTTCGTCGGTGTAGCCCAGCTTTCTGGCCTCTTGAAGTGCCGCCTGAGTTTGCGTGGCGCGCTGTTGCCCCGCAAGCCGCGCCTGCCGCTCCTCGCGCCCCGCTTCCAGCCCCTGCACGGCCTGAGCCGCCTGCGCCACCTCTGCAAGCATGTTGGCCTGCGACGGCGCTTGGTAGGTGATCGGCTTGAACTGGCCGGCCAGCAGCGGGAGTCTGGTGTCTAGCGGCATGTCTTACCCCTGAAGCCGTCCAAAGATGTCGCGCATGAGCTGGTTGCGCTGCTGTTCCTGCTGATACCCCTGCAGCGCATTAATCGCCCCTTGCGCACCCGAAGTGTACGCCGAGGTACGCCCGATGCGACCCGAAACCAGTGCGTTCGCGCCCTGCATGCCGAGTTCGCCAGCTTCGCCGGCGTAGTTCCGGCCTGCGGTGCCCGCCTGCGATGCAGCGGTCTGCCCGATGCCGGCGATATCGG